CTCAACACTTGCAGAATATGAAGAAGAACAAATTGAGAAACTTGAACAGTTACGTTGGTTAAAAAACGGTTGGCAAATTGGTTGTTTGAGTGTAAACTATAATGGTACAGAGATTAATTCACCCGAGGATGTAGACACATGGCACAGCAAAAACTCCCAATAAAAGATGTATTAGCAGCTATTGACATGGGTGCTAAAAACGTATGGGATGAACTTAGTGATGAAGAACGCAAGGCTGTTGGCTTCTGGTTATTGAATCGATATGTAAGTAGTGTTAAGGGTAGTAGAGAAAAGCAAGAACTTGCTATTTTTAAAACTAACGAATACTACAACAAGAACTGGAACGAGTTAGGAATGAAACATCCTAAACTACAATGGCAACTAATCTGTCAAGCAGGTAACACTAAAAAGATTGAGTTTCATCAGTGGATTGGTTTCAAAAAGAAAACAGGCGGTAATGGCAACGGCGTTAAGTTATTACAAAAAATATATCCAAACATGAAGGAAGATGAAATTGAGCTCCTTGCTAACCTCTCTACAAAAAAAGAACTCAAACAATTGGCTAAAGAACATGACATTGAAATCAAACTCTAATAAGCCTTATGTATGCAACTACTGTGGCACAGGATACACTAGAGAAAAAACTCTTATGGTGCATATGTGTGAGCAAAAACGTAGAGCATTACAGAAGAACGAAAAACGTGTAGCACTTGGTTACTATGCGTTTAATCAGTTCTATAAATTAAGTGCAGGTTCACGTAAGGATAAAACTTATGAAGAGTTTTGTAAGTCACCATACTATAATGCATTTGTAAAGTTTGGTAGTTTTGTTAGCAACGTAAAGCCATTGTATCCTGAGAAGTATATTGACTATGTTGTTACTAGCGGAGTTAAATTAGATCATTGGTGTAGAGAAGAAATGTATGAAAAATATGCTGTTAGTCTTATTAGGAAAGAAGGAGTCGAAACAGCATTAGAACGTAGTGTAATGACTATGATGGAATGGGCAGAAGAAAATAATAGTGTATGGAATCATTACTTTCATTACGTAAGTTTGAATCGTGCAGCTTGGCATATTAAAGATGGCAAGATAAGTCCGTGGCTTGTGCTTAACTGTAAGAGCGGAAAAGAAATGCTAAGTAAGTTTAGCGACGAACAACTTAACATAATATTTCACATCATGGATCCTTCACACTGGGCGATGAGATTTAAACGTACTCCTAATGATGTTGCGCTAGTAAAAGAAATAGCAAAAGAATCTAACCTATGATATCACCTCAGTTTTACCCACACCAGTTGAAAAAACAAAAACATCTAAAAAAACAAATAGATCGTAAATGTGCATTTATTATAAGTCAGCCAAAAGCAGGAACTTACTTGTGTGCTAACTTACTTGCAAACTATGGTATGTTTTCAACAGGCTGGCACGTAAAAAATGGCAAGTATAGACAATACGATATAAGACAACCGCTTCCAACGTTTGATAAAAAGAACGAACTTAAACAATATATACGAAGTGTAACACATCAAGTAGGTAGCTTCAAGAGCATAGTAAAAACTATACCAATGAACGGATTTGCACAAGGTCACTTAGAGTATCAAGGAAAATATATTGGTGCGCTAGAAGGAGTTAAAAAGATTTTATTAACACGACCGCATGATGAACATTTAAAATCTATAAAAAGATTTCAAGATGAAATGCACGGAGACACAGCGGTTACTAAAGATGCATATCATAATATACTAGGTTGGAGAAATGAAGAAGATGTTTTTGAATTAACATTTCATGATCTTATCAAACCTAAATATGCTAAGTTAAGAAAACTTCAAACGTTCTTGTTTGGAGAAGTAATTTGTGATGAAGTTGAAGCAATACAAAAAGCACTTTCAAGTCCGTCACCGACAAAGAGTAGTATACGATGAAAATAATAGATGACTTCTTGCCACATGCAGAATGGCAACAATTACAGAATACATTAACAAGTGATACCTTTCCATGGATGATGGGTGACGCTGTTAGAAAAGGAACTGAGACAGTTCCTGATAAGTACAATTGGCAGATGTACCATTTGTTTTATTACAATCCAAATATTATATCAGAGGCAATGCCAGTACTAAATGATCTCTACACTAAACTTAGAGTAGGAACATTTATGAAAGCAAAAGCAAATGTAAATTTTGTTACTAGCGAAATAATTGAACACGGATTACATATAGACATTGAACCACATAGCCTAGGTGAAGCAATGACTACAGCAATTTATTATGTAAACTCTAATGATGGTTATACACTTTTTGAGGACGGTACAAAAGTAGAAAGTGTAGCAAACAGATTAGTAAAGTTTCCGTGCAATACAAAACACACAGGTACATCATGTACAGACCAAAGATATAGAATGGTCATAAATTTAAATTATATAGAGGTATAAAATGGATACTCGTATTCACGCAATTTTAGATAAAGAAGTAGATAGACAAGCAACAACAGTTGAACTTATTGCAAGCGAAAACTTTGCAAGTAATAGTGTAATGGAACTAGCAGGTAGTGTGTTCACAAACAAGTATGCTGAAGGGTATCCAGGCAATCGTTACTATAACGGTTGTGAACACATGGATGAAATTGAAGCACTAGCTGTTGACGAACTATGTACATTGTTTAGATGCAACTTTGCAAATGTACAACCACACAGTGGAGCAAATGCTAACACGGCTGTGTACCAAGCATTTCTAAAACCAGGTGATACAATACTTGGTATGGACTTAGCTAGTGGAGGACATTTGTCACACGGTTCACCACCAAACATCTCAGGTAAAGTATATAGTGCATGTAGTTACAAAGTAAAAGCTGACGGCTATTTGGACTATGACGAGATTGAACAAATGGCAAAAGACTATCGTCCTAAGATGATTATTGCTGGTGCAAGTGCGTACCCAAGACAAATCAATTGGGAGATATTTAGAAAGATAGCAGACAAGTATGGCGCTTTGTTGTTAGTTGACATGGCACACTATAGTGGACTTATTGCCGGCGGTGCTTATCAATCACCGTTGCCATATGCAGATGTTGTTACAAGTACAACACACAAAACACTTAGAGGACCACGTGGCGGTATTATACTGTGGAACAATGCAAACTATACCAAACGTATTAATAGTGCAATATTCCCAGGTACACAAGGCGGTCCATTGATGCACATTATTGCAGCCAAAGCACAGTGTTTTATAGAAGCAAATACACACGAGTTTAAATCATATGCAAGACAAGTAGTTGCTAATGCAAAAGTAATGACTAGCGTATTTAGAGACAAAGGATTTAAATGCTTGACAAATGGCACAGATTCGCATATAATACTATTAGACTTGAGTGATAGCAAATATAGCGGAAGAGAGGCTGCAGACTTGTTAGAAGAAAACGGAATTACAGTTAACAAGAATGGTATTCCAAATGATCCACGTTCGTTTATAGAAACAAGTGGTATTAGAATTGGAACAGCAGCTGAAACAACTCGTGGTCATGATGAACAATGGTTTAAGGAACTAGCGGATAAAATATGCCAGATATTGACATAGACTTTGCAGACAGAACGTTAATTTTAAATAAAATTAATCATATAGTTGCAAGGCTAGATAAAGATAAGAAACACAATACAGGAGTCTATGTAACTGAGGCTCCTTGTAATCCTGTTGACAATCTTTGCACAATAGATCATAAAACAGCAGACGAACGCGGCTACTTTAAACTAGACTTCTTAAACGTAAGCATATATAAACAAGTAAACAACGAACAACATTTAACAGAACTAATGGAAAGGATTCCACTATGGCAACTACTGGAACACAAGGACTTCTCAGATCAAGTATTTCATCTAAGCGGGCACAACGAACTATTACAGCAATTGAAGCCTACTTCGGTACAACAATTGGCGGCCACACTGGCAATAATACGTCCGGCAAAAAGACACTTAGCAAACAAGAGCTGGACGGACATATTCAACGAAGTTTGGACAAAGCCAACAAACGGTGATTACTACTTTAAGAAAGCACACGCATTTGCATATGCAATGAGCGTAGTAGTGCATATGAATTTATTGTGCGAACAAATTAATGCAACACAAGATTAAAGTAGATCCAACTATAGATTGGATTAAGAAACCAAACAGAAAATATTTCCTTGAGCATTTAATAAATGACAACGGATATATGTCAATGGCAGAGATAGGAGTGCGTGATGGACGCACAACTTTTTACTTGCTAGATAACATACCTTACTTAAAGATATATGCTGTTGATACAGATATACGATTATTTTATAATAACGAAGTAGCAGAAAAATACGGCGATAGACTAATACCTATAAACGGTGATAGTGCTATTGTAGCAGAGCAAGTACCAAAAGTTGATTTAGTTTTTATTGATGCTGACCATTCATACGAAGGTTGTAGGAAAGATATACTATTATACAGTAAAAGAATTAACGGTGGTGGTTGTCTCAGCGGGCATGATATAGACTTTTCAGGAGTGAACAAGGCTGTGAACGAACTTGTTCGAACATATGATGTAGGACCAAATAATGTTTGGTTTCAGTTTATTTAACTTTTCTTACTAGTTGTACGTTCTTACGCTTTACACGCTTCACACTTAGATTACCTAAGTTTACACATGGCCCTGATACGATACGTACATCTTTTGAGTTCATTGTCATTATTGCGTACTTAAACTTTTCCATTTCTTGTTTAAGAAAAATATTAATAGGTATTAATCGATTTGATTCCCACCACCATGCTTCTCCCATTTCAAGAAACTGTTTCTTCATGTCTTCAGTTTTTAACTTATCAAAAACGTACATGCTAGTTACAGCTTGATCCTGATTAATTACAATGCCTACATATTCATTGCCACCATATCCTACTATGCTGATAAATGGAAATTTTTCTTGTATGTCTTTGGTTAGCATTCGATTGGTTATCGTTCCCTTTTTAATATAAATACAGTATGTCACTTATACCTAGATATTTAGTCAATAACAGAACCAGCCTTGTAGTCAATGTGACTGGATTCATAACGGAGTACAGACCAGTGTATCAAAAAAATATACCAGTTTATAGTGGAATAGATAATAAATTAGAATTCCAATTATTAAACCCAGATCAAAAACCAATTAACCCAACAGGGTCAACAATACATTTTGTTGCCTTTGACGAAAACAAAAATCAAGTTATTAAGCACACAGGCACAGTACTGATTGCTAACAAAGGATTATTTAAAGTTATAATATCAGATCAAGATACTTTAAATTTAAAACAACAATATTTGTCGTACTCAATTTATCTTACTGACAACACAACTAGTGACAACACTCTTACGTATGCAGACGAACAACTAAACGCAACAGGCACTATCTATCTAAGCAAAGCTGCATTGCCTGGGCCAAGAGACACTATCGAAGTTTCAAACTTTTTACAAGACACTGGCGATGTTACAATTTATAACAGCGATGCAATATCAGCAGACCCTGGAATAAATGGTAACGAAGCATTACATACTGTAGCAATATATACTGACTCGTATATAGGCGATGTAACTATTCAAGCAACTTTAGAGAATCAAGTTGACTACACAACCAATTGGGTAGACTTATCTACAATTACGTTTACAGGTAGTGAAACACAGCCTGAAGTTTCAAACTTTAATGGTGTGTATAACTATTTAAGATTCGTAACAAACGCAAATCCTGCAGACAAAATATCTAAGATTTTAGTAAGAAACTAGTTGACTTCATAACTTTTAGACTGTATAATAAACAGTATGAGTGTAGTCATTGAAACAGTTCTGACATATCTGCCCGCTAAGAGGAAAACAACTCCTAGTGGATGG